AATTTTAGTGTTTATACATCTATTCAATTCAATTATATCATATCTCCTATGATTACCATTAGTTCTTATTGAAGTTATAATTCCATTGCTCTCCCACCGTCTTAGTGTTGATTTTGATACTTTTAAATATTCAGATGCTTCATTCAAATTTAACATTTATTTATTTATTTTTTTTATAAACTATATATAAATAAAATAAAGTCAATTTTAGTTAATTTTGAATAATAATAAGCAAATATAAATAAGAATTTATCTAACTGTTACTACCCCATCCATGAAGTTTTTGTATCTATAACGTAAATAAAAATCCATCCACTATTTTTTATATAACCATTATTCATATCATATATTTGTTGCTTTAAAAAATCATCAAATTTAAGTTTATTTAATGAGATTTCAAAATATGGTTCATCTGTATTTATTTTCCAAAATTTACCTTCTTCTTTAGAATTTTCAAATATTTTTATATATTTCATACTTATTTATATATTAATTTTTATTTTATAATTTTCTGTGAAGTTATTTTTATATATACTTTAAAATAATTAATATAAATGAAGAAACTATTTGAAGAATATGTAGAATCTGCTGATTATAAAATTTCAGTATTTTTTAAAGAATTAAAATCTCAAATTGAAAGATGGTTTACTGAAGGCTCATTGGCTGCTCAAGGTTGTGCATTAGATGGACAAATTGATATATCTAATTCAAATCCAATGGAGAAATTTTTAATTTTTAATTTTTCTGAGCCTATAGAAGAAACTAAAAATAAAAAAGATGAAGATGAAGAAAATTCTATTTTTAGATATAGAGTTATATTTATGGTTAGACTTGATGAAATGAAAGGTACAGATAACTCTCAATCACAAGGAGATGGTACTGCACCAATAGAAACTCCAGTTGAAGGTAAATCACTTGAAATAAATAAAGTATTATTGAAAATTCATCAATTTGATGATGATATGAAAGAAAAAGGTGAATTAGTAGAAGAAGTCAATGTTGAAGATATAAAAGAAGATTTTATTATTGATAAAATAGGTCAATTAAAAGATAAATCAGATGATAAAGGAATAGATCAAAATGATTTAAAAGATAATATTCATACACAATGATAATAGTCGCAAATACATCAATGTTAAATATATTTAGAAAAATTTCAATATTTAAAATGGATCTAGGTTCTAATTTTATTGATTTGAAACAAGAAACCGTAATGCTAAAAGATCCGTTCATGATTAAATATTTTAATATGACAGGAACACAAATTTTAACATATGGTTCAATAGGAAAATTAATTTTTTATCAAGATTTTAATTTATCATCAACTGAATTTTATATATTTAATGAAGAAACTATTTATAGTATGCTTTATACTAAAGATGATATGAAAATGTCGCCAGAAAATTATTTAGCATCTATTGTTAAAGAGATAAATGAAAAAGAAGGAATTAAAGATAATATTGATAAACCTATTAAAAAATCAGATCCAAATATTAAATTGCCTACTGATCAATATATTGAAGAAATGATAAAGAAAAGAAAATTAGAAGGAAATGAGTAATAAAAATTATGTTATTGATAATATTGTGGTTAATAATCATGGTCTTTTAGGATTAACTCCCAATAACGAAACCGTATATACTCAGCCATCATTACCAAAAATTATTCGAAGAGTAGTATTGGAAGATGTTACAGGAGATGCTGAAAAAGTTACAGCGAGAACTAAAACTCCGCCAAAATCTATGTATGAATATGGAGTAAATGATAATGTAACAGGAACTTGGATTGAAAATGTCACATTAAGAAATAAAACTCCTAATAATGAACAATTATTTACTAATAATGTAGTGAATAAAACTCCTAATAATGAACAATTATTTACTAATAATGTCGTGAATAATACATTGACTAATGAACAATTGTATGATGAAAATACAAAAAAGAATAATGTATTAACTAATGAAGAATTGTATGATGAAAATACTAAGGTCAATAATACATTAACATCAGAATCATTATATGATGAAAATACTAAGGTTAATAACACATTAACATCAGAATCATTATATGATGAAAATGTAATAAAAAATAATACTTTAACATCAGAATCATTATATGATGAAAATACTAAGGTCAATAACACATTAACATCAGAATCATTATATGATGAAAATACTAAGGTCAATAACACATTAACATCAGAATCATTGTATGATGAAAATATTAAAGCTAATAATACATTAAATAACGAACAATTATATGATGAAAATACAATAAAAAATAACACATTAACATCAGAATCATTATATGATGAAAATACTAAGGCCAATAACACATTAACATCAGAATCATTATATGATGAAAATGTAATAAAAAATAATACTTTAACATCAGAATCATTATATGATGAGAATACAAAAAAGAATAATACTTTAACATCAGAATCATTATATGATGAAAATATTAAAGTTAATAATACATTAAAGAACGAACAATTATATGATGATAGTATAAAAATAAATAATACTTTGAAGAGTGAACAATTGTATGATGAAAATACAATAAAAAATAATACATTAAAGAACGAACAATTATATGATGAAAATACTAAGGTCAATAACACATTAACATCAGAATCATTATATGATGATAGTATAAAAATAAATAATTCACTTAAAAATGAAATATTATATGATAATATAATAGTTAATAATACATTGGATAATGAAGAATTATATGATAATAAAGATGGTTTTACTCCAACTAATAAAATAGAAAAAGTAGATTCGTTATATATTAACAGTAATAATTAAAAAAATTTAAACTATGAGATTATTTTTCATAGTTATATTATAATGTGTTATCTTTGTATATAAATTATAAATTAATAATTAAAAAATATAATTATGAGTATTCTAAATTATAAAGGTTTTTTGGATATAAAGTATAAGAATGAACTAATTGATAAAATTCTTACTATAATTGAGCCAACGTTAGAAGATTTGCTGACTAAATATGAAGAAAGCAATTTCGATGAAACAGGTAGATATTTTACAGAATTTCAAAAGGAAAATACATTATTGTATTTGATATTTGATATGGTGAAATCTATTGAAAAATATACAAAGTCATCTGATAAACTTATTGATTTGAGAACAAGATATTCTAATAAAGGAAATCTTGAAATTTATGCAGAAATACAAAGAGATGAAGTATTTTATCCATTTTCTACTGAAGTTATAATAGCAGGTGGATATAATATTCAAAAATCTCATTATAGATATATTACTAAAACTACTTTACCTCAAACTAATAATTCTGAGTTGACAAATATTTATGCAGAAAAAATTAAGAAATTAAATAAAACTGAAAAACTTCAAAAAGAAATTGAGTATTATAAAAATATCATTTCATCTGCTGAAAAAGAAATATCAGAATCAATTAAATTATCAGATAAAGATATTTTTAATTTATTGCTAGATGAATCATATGGTAGACTTATGTTGTTAACTTGGGAAACATTAGATAATGAATCTCATTCTAAACAAAATAATACTAAAGAAAGTTGGAATAAAGAACATCAAGAATATGTAGATTACCTTATTGATAATTGGAAAAAACAACATATTTATTGGAAACAAGATAGAATAAAATCTTCCGAAATATCAATTAAAAAAATTAAAGATAAAATAAATAAATTGTGATGATAGATAAATATGATAAATATAATTCAAGAATATCTTCAAGAAAATATATTGAGAAATTAGCAAAATCTATTTTACTATTATTTAATCATATTATCAAAGAAGAAAATATTGATATTAAAATTAAACATAATTCATGGTGGAAATCAGAGAATGAATATTATATAAATTTTTATAAAGATGATATCACATTAAGTAACATTTTTCATATTACATTTGATACTAAAGATAGCAAATTTGATGAATATGGTCCTTATATTCAAATAGCAATTGAAAATGGTAGTAATATAACAGATATGATAAAATGTGAAAAATTTTTATTGTTTATTAAAAAAATAATTTCTCCATTTGATTATAGTGGACAATATTATTTATTTTCTAATTCATTTGATATAGATTCTATTCCATATTTAATTAAAGAGTTATCCATTAAAGATTATGATTTTTCAAATGATATTAAAAAATTTAATATTTGATTATGCTGAGAAAATATAATGAACATGTAATTTATACAGATGAATTTTTGTCACACCTTGATACTCATTATAAAGTAATCAAAATATCAGATAAAATCGTTGAATTTTTAAAGAATATTGATGATAATTTATACTATGTTACTAATTCTCCTCCAGATTATGAACATATGATAACTATTAATAGATATGAATTTCCTACTTCAGAATCAGATGTTATTTTTTATATTCTTTTTACAATAAATGATAATGTTGATATTAAAATAGATTTTCATTGGGGTAAATCTGTAATAGAGTATCATAAAAATAAATGGTTGCTTGAATTATCATTTCTAAGACATCTAATGTCAGCAAAAGAAGATTATGGTAAGTATTATAGTTTTTCGACTATTATTAAGCAGAATGATGTAGATAAACTCATTTCTACTATAAATATAAAATATTTTAATTTATATAAAGATAGTTTAAAATTTAATTTATAAAAAGCTGAAATTTAATTTCAGCTTTTTTGTTTTTAGAATGATACTTTTTTAAGAATTTCGTTGTGGTGAGAAAATGCTAATTGTGATTTTGATGCTCTATTTAATAACATCCATTTTCCATTTTTAGCATCATCATCAAATGATAATTCGGATGTATTTTTTATATGAATGACAAAAGGAAATGTGAAGAAATTTATTTCCCTTGGATCCGTGGTTCTTATCATATCTAATGGTTCTATTCCTTTTATATCGTCACTTTTTGCCTTTGTTTCTTCCGTTAGTTCTCTGAGAACTGCTTGTTCAGGTGTTTCTCCTGCATCAATAAAGCCTCCTGGTAAAGCCCAACCTCTACCATCTTGTCTTTCTATTAGATAAACTCTACCCTCTCTTAAAGCCACTGCATCTACTGCAAAATTTGCAACATATGTTATTATATTATCATCAATTGTTTCAAAATATTTAGTTATTGGATGTCCAGAGTTCACAAAATTTGCAAACTTATCATCAATTAATGTTAATTTTCCTACTTGCTCTTTTTGTAAAATAAATTCTTTTCTATCATCTGTTTTATAAATCCAGTTTCCTTCGGAATCTTTATTTATTGATATAATAGTTACTAATTTACTCAAATCGAAATTTGATAAAGATTCATTCATATTAAATTTTTTAAAATTTGTTATCATTAATTATATTTCTATTTTTTCGAAAGGATGAGTGATTTTTATTTCTTCATCTTCCTGATTTAGTACCATATCTAAATTATTGACAATTTTATCAACATCAAAATATTTTATATTTTTTTCTGAAAATGTTCTAGCATCTTCTATATCTAATACAAGCATTTCTCCAATAACATCATCCATATATAAATAGTAATTATCATATTTATAAACGTATTTTTTGAATAATGAGCCTTCAAATTTTTTTACATGTTTCATATTTGCCTGTATTTATTTTTTAAAAATTATGCCATTTTGATTTTGATGGTTCTTTCATTGAATCTACTCCATGTTCAAATCCGCCTATGAAATCTTCTTCAGAAAAATTATCATCATCCATATATTGATATATTGTTTGTCCGATAAAATTTCCTAAATCTGCAAGTGTGTTTCCAACTAATTTTTCAGTATTTAATTTTGATATTAATTCGTTTTTTATTATTTCAAATTTATCAAAATTATTGTCTATCTTAGAATGCTCAATAGGATCATTTACATCTTTTATAAGATTTTTTAAATTATCATTCTCATTAAATTTTTGAATTTCCATATTTTTATTTTTTGCAAATATACAACTATTTTATGTAATAAAAAAATTATATATACATTATATATAAAAAATAATATATAAAATAATGGAACAAAATATAATAAATAAATTAAAAGGATATATTCCAGATAATGTATTATCACAAATACCTGAAACTGCTACAAAATTCAATATAACAACAGTTCTTAGATTATGCCATTTTTTATCTCAGTGCGCACATGAGAGTGAAAACTTTACCGCAGTTAAAGAAAATTTAAATTATTCTGCTGCGGCATTAAAAGCAACTTTTCCTACACATTTTCCTGGTACATTAAATGAGTCATATGCACATAATCCAGAAAAAATTGCAGATAGAGCATATGCCAATAGAATGGGTAATGGTGATGAAGCATCTGGAGACGGATATAAATATTGTGGACGCGGATATATAGAATTGACAGGTAAGGTAAATTATGTAGCCTTTGGTAAATTTATAGGTGAAGATTTATTAACAAATCCAGGATTAGTTGCTACTAAATATCCTTTAATGAGTGCAGCATTTTTCTTTCAAACTAACAATCTGTGGAGTATATGTGATCTTGGTTGTGATTTAATTACAATAAAAAAATTAACATTAAAAATTAATGGTGCCTATAACGGATTAGATGATAGAATAAATTTGTTTAATAAATATTATAACCTTTTGAAATAAATAAAAAGTGATTATCAAATTGTTAAGTATTTTGCTCAGTTTACTTGATAATTTGATAATCACTTTTTGTTATTAATTTTTTTTTATTTTTTGTATATATCCATTATTTAAATGATTTTTAAATAATTTATTTATTATCTTCTTCTTTTTTGCTGCTGAATATGCATTTATGTTATTTTTAACAAAATCATTTCTATTTTTATATTTATTAGCTTCTTCTTGTAATTTATCTTCAGTCCAATATCCATATTTAACTCTATTTTCTAAATGCCCTTTATTTTTGTGATCATCAAATAATTTATATAGTATATTTTTACTACGAGCAGATTCCCAAGCTTTTTTATTTTTAATACTAAATTCATTTATTGTTTTATATTTATTAGCTTCTTCTTGTAATCTATTTTCTGTCCAATATCCATTTATATTTCTATCTTTAGAATATCCTTTATTTAAATGATTTTCAAATAGTTTATCAAGCATTTTTTTATTTTTTGATGCAGAATATGCTTGAAAATCTTCATTTTTGAATTCAAGCCTTGTTTTATATTTATTAGCTTCTTCTTTTAATTTATCTTCAGTCCAATAACCATTTATTTTTTTATCTTTGGAATATCCATTGTTTTTATGGTTTTTAAATAATTCATCTAATAATTTATTTCTAACAGCGGCGGAATATGCATTTGTATTATTTTTATAAAAATCTATTATAGATGTATATTTATTAGCTTCTTCTTGTAATTTATCTTCAGTCCAATAACCATTTATTTTTTTATCTTTGGAATATCCATTATTTAAATGATTTTTAAATATATCATTTAATATTTTTAATTTTGTTGCTGTCATATATGCAGAACCGTTATGTTCTCTAAATTCACTTCTTGTTTCGTATTTATTAGCTTCTTCTTGAATTTTTTCTTCATTCCAATATCCGTATTTAACATGATTATTAGAATATCCATTGTTTTTATGATTTTTAAATAATTCATCTAATAATTTCTTTCTAGCAGCGGCGGAATATGCATGTGTATTATTTTTATAAAAATCTATTCTATATTCATATTTATCTGCTTCTTTTTGTAATGCTTTTTTTGTCCATTTTGTAGTATACCCACCTAATGATCCAGATTTAGCTATATTAAACATAAACCAATTATTATTTTTATAATAATTTATCCAATATTCTTCTTGTTTTTTTGCGTCAGTTGATTTTAATTTTTCTTCTAATATTTTATATTTTGGATAAGGCATATTATTTTCCTTGCAAAATTTGTTTAATAGTTCGGTTTCATTGAATACGTGTTCTTTGTCCCTTCTATCTATATCATTAGTTAACCCAACATAAGCTTTATTAAATTCTAATAATTCATAAACATATATAACATAACTATTTTCTTTCCATTCTTTTTTATCTAAATAACCATTATTTATATGATTTTTAAATAATTCATCTATTATGTTATTCCTGAATGATATTATATAAGCACTATTATTTTTTGTTTTAAATTCATTTCTAGTTTGATATTTATTTGCTTCTTTTTGTAATGTTTCTTTTGTCCAATGACCATCTCTAACTCTATCATTAGAATATCCGTTGTTTAAATGTTTTTTAAATAAAGTATCTAATATTTTTAATCTTTTAGCTGCACAATATGCTAAGTTGTTTTCTTTTTTAAATTCTGTTCTAGTTTGATATTTGTTTGATTCTTCTTGTAATGTTTCTTCTATCCAATGATTATGCTTATTTATAGAGTATCCTTCGTTATCATGATTTTTAAATAATTCGTTTAATAATTTTTTATTCTTAGAATAATTGTAATATACTATGCTTTTTTTTCTGAATTCATTCCTGGTTTTATATTTATTTGCTTCTTCCTGTAATTCTTGAATATTATATTTATCTTTATTTAGTAAATTCATATATTATCTTTTAATTTATATATAAATAAATTAAGGTTTTATATTTAAATATGAATAAATAAAAAGTGATTATCAATTGATAATCACTTTTTTTATAAATTGAATTTTTCTGCATTTTCTTTCATTTTAAATTTTTCTATTTCCTTTGGAGTTGCATATCTTAGTATTTTATTAATATCAAAACATATTATATCTTCACAAAATTCAAACATAGGCATTGGTAAATTTATATATCTTAGATAAATAAAATCATTTTCATTTCCGTCTATTTCCATATCTATTATTTTTCCGGCATTATTATTTAAATAATTATTTACATCGTTAATTGTGTATTCGTTATTCGTTTCTGTCCAATTAACGTTACCTATAACAAAATCTCCAATTTTATATTTATTTTGATTATTTTCAAAGTATTTTAAATATTTCATGAATTATTATTTAATTAATTATAGTTGATGTGCCTATTCGATCTACGTATTGCTTAATTTCTTTAATTTGTTCATTAACTCGTACTCCCCCCGTGAATTTAATTTTAACATATTCAGGTAGAATTTTTCTCATAAATTTAACTTTTTCAATTTTCTTTTCAAATGAGTCATCATTTGGTAGTTTACCAGTTGATGTTGATATATAATCTACATTATTTTCAATGCATATTCTACAAATTTTTTCAATTTCTTGATAATTAAGTGCGCCTATTTCAATTGTTAATTTTATGATAGAACCTTCTTTATGACAATATTCAGTTAATTTTCTAATTTCTGTTTCTATTTCTTCCGTTTTATCATCACTTTTAATTAATTGATAGTTGAGTACGACGTCAATTTCATCAGCTCCATTTACAATTGATTTATCAATTTGATCAAGTTTGTATTTAGTAATTGATGTACCTTTTGGAAAATCAACTAATGCAGATACTTTAATTTCATTTTTAACAAATGAATAAACTGTTGCTACAAATTCGGGTAATACTGATATTGCATAAAAATTATTATCTTCTGCTTCTTTACAGATATCTTTAATTTGATCATTAGTTAAATTATCTGATAATTTAGTATAATCAATTAATTTATAATTTTCATTCTTTTCTTTATTATCTAAATATTCGAATATTTTTTTATAGACAATCATTTTTGTAACGTTATTTTTTCTATATATATTAAAAAATAATAATCAAATTAATGACTGCAGGAAGAAATAGTATATCAAGTAAAAAAGATTGGAATACACCACCTAAATTTGTAGAATTGATTAATAAAATGTTAGGTGATATAATATTAGATCCTTGTAGTAATAAAAATAGTATAATAGATGCTAAGATTAAGTATATTTTGCCAACTGATGGATTAAAAGAAGATTGGAATTATAATACAATATTTGTAAATCCGCCATTTGGTAGAATTGTTGAAAATAAAACATCATTATATAATTGGATTGAAAAAGGGGTTGATGCGAATGAGAATTATAAAAGTGAAATTTTATATTTAATTCCAGTTGCAACTAATACTAAGCATTTTAAAGATTTAATTTTCAAAAAAGCAAAAGGATTGTGTTTTTTAAAAGATACAAGATTAAAATTTTGGAGTGAAGGAGTTGAAGATAAAAAAGGTGCTCCAATGGCTTGCTGTTTTATATATTTTGGAGAGAATTATGGAAAATTTCATTTATTATTTTCTGACTTTGGACAATGTTTTGAAATAAAATCATAAGTTGAATTTATTTGCAGATAATGACAAATAATATTTTTCTGATTCTTCTGGTGTAGCTTCTCTTGTGAAGAATAAATCTTTTTCTGTTAGAGTTTTAATATATTTCAATGTTTTATTAAAATCTATTTCTGTTCCATATTTATCAGATGTTTTTGATGTACCATCATAACCGTTATCAAAAATGTCATATAAATAAAATATTGTTTTTGGCTCAATATTTCTGTGTTTATACGGCTTAATTTTACCAATTGTTATATATCGAATAGTATGATAAATATATATTTTATTTGTGTCAATATTATATTCTTCATCAAATGTTTCAAATATTTTTAAATGTTTCATTTTTATAAATTAAATTTTTCTGTTTTTATTATTAATGAAAGTTTATCTATAATATCTTTTGAATTATTAGATTGATAAATTATCATATCATTTAATTTTTCAGTATATATGTATTCTATATTATTCTTTCTTTCACATCTACGATCACTAAAATTGTGCTCATTTTGATATTCATAAACTATTTTTAATTTTTCTTTTTCATAATTATTTATACCACTATCATTAGGTAAAATTTTATATATTACATATACTGGCTCTTCACCCTCGTTGTGATAATTTCTATCCCATCTATCACTATAACTAAGTTTACATAGAATATATTTTTTTAAATCTGTATTTAACCTTTCAAATGTTTTTAAATATTTCATGTTATAGATTAAATTTGTTTGTTTGTATAATTAATGATAGTTCATCAAAAACATCTTTTGATGTATTAGCTTGATATACTATTTTATCATTTAAGTTTTTAAAACGGTAATATTCCTTGTTGTTAATCTTTCCCATTCTACGATCACTATAATTGTGTTCGTCTTGATATTCGTATAATATTTTTAATTCTATGTCATATAGATTATCATTATTAATATTAGAATACATATGTAAAACTTTGAATATTACATATACTGGTTCTTCTCCTTTATTATAAAAATTTCTATTCCATCTATCTTCTTTGTTGAGTAAACAAAGAAGATATTTTTTTGGATTATTTAATTTTTCAAATGTTTTTAAATATTTCATTAATCTACAATTTTTAATTTTGAGCCGTCTTTTATTAAAGATTTTATTTCATCTGTACTAATATTTTCTTTGAATTTAGATGTTTTCTTTTCTGTTTCTTTTAATATCCAGTTATTGCCAGAATTTGATGTTTGATAAATGTATATAATATTATCAAAAGTTAATTTTATAGTTTTTGCTGTTAGTTTTTTATAAAAATCTTCAACTTTACTGTTAATTGAATATATTTCAATAGGATGCCATTTATCATCTTTATAATATTGTAAAATTAAAAAATTAGGATTATCTAGAACAGTTTCATTTCTACTATAAAGAAAGAAGAATTTCATATCAATATCTTTTCTTAAAAAATTTTCAATTTCCATTGTAGAAAGAATTTCTCCTTTTTTAAGATTTTGTTTAAATAATTGATTATTAAAATCACTATCATCATATAAAAATTCTATAGTTTTATTTAGATAATCATCATTAGATAAACCAATTTTAAAGAAGTCTACTTTAGTGTCATTTATGCTGTTTAATAATCCATCAACATCAGTTGTTATTGATTCTTTTATGTATTGTAAGTATTTTGTTATCATGTTTTTTATAAATTAAATTTTAGCGATGCTTTTTTAATTTCAAATTCTTCTATTTCTTCTTCATTTAATTTTCTTTCAAAATATTTATCAGGTAAATAAAATTTTTTTATTGTATTATTTGATATTACTTCAATCGCATACCTAATTTCATAATTTCCAATAATTTTAGCAAATTTAAAAACATCTTGTTTTTCTATTGCCCACTTTGATTTCCAAAAATCAATATAATATTTTTTAATTAGAATATAATCATCAACATTATAATCTATATTTTTATTGTCTTCAAATGTTTTAATATATTTCATTAAAAATTATTTAAATTTTTTATTGACAACAACGTTGTCATAAGTTATATGTTATATGTTATATTTTCTTGAAGCTAAAAATGCTTCAACATCTTCTTTATTTTTGGAATGATATTCTATTTGTGATATTTTCCACCATATTTTATCATTATTACATTTTAAACATATATTATATCCAGGTTCTGAAAAATTATATGATATAACTTCACAAGGTTTATCTAAAAAATGTTTAAAATTTGAATGAGGATTAATATCATTTTTTAGCACAGCATAGTCGCCTACTTTTATATTTGTATTTGCATTTTCAAATGTTTTGATGTATTTCATATTAGTATAATTTTTTATCATAAATTAAATTTTAATGTATCTTTTATTGTATCAAATTCTAATATTTCTTTTTTTGTTGATTTTCTTTTTATTATTGCGGCATCTGAGTAAATAACATTCATATTATTATCTTGAATAACAGAAATTGTGTAGTATAGTGTATTTCCATGTTCATAATCAAAATCTATAATTTTACCTGTTTTAAAAATGCCTAGTTTTTTTGATTTCCAAAAATTAATATAATAATCTTTAATTAGAATATAATCATTAATATTATATTTTTCTTTTTTTATTTCAAATGTTTTTAAGTATTTCATATTAATCTATATATTAAAAAATAAACTAATAAAAAAATATGTTATACATTATTAAAAATAAAATATTATATATGATGAGTGATATGAATGAAAAATTAGCATCAAATAAATTACCCCCATATTTATTTACTGATCAAGCATTAGATAGACGAGAAGATGTTTATGCAATTGCTGAATTTGGTAAAATAGTTAATAGACTTTTTTTAAGTGATCAAATATATTCTGATGATTTTTGGAAATATATAAATGATAAATTTAAAATAAAGAGTGAAAATATTACGTTTTTCTGTGATGTTCATTCAGATACTAAAAATAGAGTAGAGAAAATATTTAAATATATAATTAAAATTGAAAAACCATATAAAATTATGTTTCAATTTTATGATGAGGAAAAAGTTATAGATGATAAAATATATGAAACGATAGAATCTCAAAAAAATAAAGTTTCAGATCTATTGGTATACTATGATTCTGATGCAGTAAAATATATAAATGATATGTCTGATGAACTTAGAAAAATTGTATTTACCCAACCAATAAGTAAAACTTTTTTTATTATATCATCTAATTCAATGGGTTATGAATTACAAGCAGCTAATATTAAAGATTATGATATTCAAATAGATTTGAATTATGGAGATTCTTTTGTATCAAAGCATAAAGATATATTAGATAAAATTAAAAATAATAAACATGGTTTATTTTTATTCCATGGCGAAGAAGGTACAGGAAAAACTGTATATCTTCGTAAACTTATTTCCGATTTAGCAGAAGAAAAAACTATAATTTATGTACCATCATATTTGATGATGGATATCGCAAGTCCTGTTTTAATTTCATTTATTTCTAAATTTAAAAATTCTATTTTATTATTGGAAGATGCAGAATCAATATTAACATCTCCACAAGAAGAAAGAAATCAAGCTGTTAGTAATATATTAAATATTAGTGATGGATTGCTAAATGATCATATGGATATGCAAATTATAGCAACATTTAATGTAGATAAAAAAATAATAGATAAAGCATTATTAAGAAAAGGCAGACTTATGGTGGATTGTAAATTTAAAAAATTAACAGCTAAACAAGCTACTAAATTATCTGAATATATTGGATTGAATAAGATATATTCTGAATCATCTACACTCGCTGAAATTTATGAAGAAATTGATGGAAGTAAACAATTGATAGATATAGATACTGAAATAAAGAAAATAGGATTTAAATGAAATATAATAACATGACGAAAGAAGTATTTGATAATTTGAATACTGAAAATTATTTGGAATGTGAAAAATTAAGAGATAAAATATATAGTCATAAAAAAAATGATATCAAATTGATATCATTTTTTATGACTATTTATCTATATTTTGATTCTATATATACGATAAAGTAAATTATGTCAATTTTAACAGTTTTATTAGTTTTAGTTGTTGTTGGTATTTTATTATGGCTTGTTAATTCATATATTCCTATGAACGCAACTATTAAAAAAGTACTCAACATAGTAGTAATTATAGTTTTAGTAGTTTGGTTACTTAAAGTATTCGGATTACTAGCTATATTATCAAGAATACATGTATAATATATTTAAATAGTTTAAATAAAATTATATATTTTATTTAAATTGAAAACTATAATATAAATTATACAAATATAATAAAAGGTAATTTCAATTAGAAATTACTTTTTTAATTTTATGCTGTTACTATTTAGTAAATATCTCTCAATGTTACTATCATTTACTATAGTAAATAATGCAATATTTGTATTATAATACAATAACTCTATATTGTGTTTGTTGTTTTTTGAATCAATAACTTCAATTATGTATTGATCTGCATTATCATATTTAACTAATTTTTTTGATTTTATTTTATATATACTTTTATAATTGTTATCATTAACAATAATTTTATTATTTTTTATAAAATCAAAAATAACATTTACAGAATCTGTTTTGATCCATTTGCTATTTTGTAACAACAGATCTGGAAATATAGTTCTTGTTGTTTGAATTTGTTTATATATTAGATTATAAGTTTTTACATCATTTGCGTTTAAACAACTTAAACTTAATGTTCCTAATAATAAAAATAAAATAATTTTTTTCATAATTTTTAATTTTTTTTTTGATATTTTAGTGCAATATACACTAAAAATATGTTATATAACATATATATAAATAAAAAATTATGAAGTTTATCATTTTTATGTTATATAACATACTTTTTATGATAAGTTGTTTAATATGAAGTGTTTATGATGATATTAAAATTGTGTTACAAAAAAACCTATCATATATGATAGGTTTTTTATTTATTTTTTGTTTAATTCAATTATATTTTTAAATTCCTCTATTACTTTATTTTTGTTTATTGAGTCTGATTTATTTATATAATCTACAATCATTTCATTTAAAGATAATGAATTTTCATTTAATTCTAAAATTTCTTCTTTATTTTTTATTATTTCATCATCAGAATATGTGATATTTACAATATCATTTTCTGATATTAACATATCAATTTTAAGTTTATTATCAATTAATAGAGATTTGTTAATATTAAGACTTATATAATTATTTTTAAAAATTTCTTTATCTATATTTATGTCTGATTCTGAGTTTATTGATATTTTTTTAAAATTTGGACTTATTTTATTTATTATGAATTTGTCTTTATCATTATAAACATCTAGTACAATAAATCCTTTTGTTTCATCACTTTCTGTATTATATGGTGCTCCTAAATTTTTGATATTTTTTATTACTCCATTTTTATCATAATAACCATTGTAGCATTTTTTAAATTTTTTTAATTTATTTATAATAATATCTTTTTTTGGAGAATTTAAATAATCAAAATTGAAGAAGCATACTTCAGAATCAAATTTATCGATATCTTCAATTTTTGTGTTATATGGAAGTATAGTAAATATTTGCTCAACTAATAATTTTATTTGAGTTGGTTCTTTAATTATTTCTATATTATTGAAATTTTTGAGTATATTAAGTGATAGTTTATCATTTTCTCCTTCAATAATATAAACAGGTAGTATTTTTGATATTTTTTCAAATAATTTTTGAATAAAATTTAATACAGACAAATCAATATTTCTTGATTTGATTAAAAAGTTGCCTAGATGAATTAGTATATCATTTGGGTTTACATTTTTTATAAGATATGGAATAAATTCGTTTTTATAATATATTTCCATATTTTTAAGCCAATCTTTTGTAGATAAGTTTTTTGATATATTAAAATTCGTGTTGCTAATTATGAATATTTTTGACATTATTCTATAAATTTTCTTTTTCTTATAATTTTTTAATTATTTTAGTTATTATCTTCTTTACAAATTTTATCTAATTTAATTAACTTATTTTTTCTTTCCTTTATTTCTTGTTGTCTCTTAAGTTTCATCATAAGTTCATCATCATAATAAGTATAATCAACTAAAAATGTGGAATTTATATAATTACTTCTAAAATTATAATCAAAACTACTAAGAATTACACCGTTCAATATCATTCCATTGTAAAAAGTATCAATTTTATATGATGAAGAGCATCCACCATTTTGACTTTTTTGAAGCCAATCTTTTAATAATTCTATATTGCTAATATGAGTTATTGCAGTCATTTCTATACTAGTATCATGAATATTTGAATACGGTGTGAGTTGTCCTCCATAAGATATTGGAATTGAATTATTTGTCATAGTAATGTTTGTAATTTCGAAGTCAATGTTATTCATTATTGTAATCATAATATCTAATTGTTTTATTTTTTATATAATAAAAAAATTATATTGTTTATTCAATGAACTTATATTTTTTAATATATAATAAAAAATGACATTAAAAATGATAAAATACTTTGCTTATGGTTCGAATATTTCGGAGTATAGAATGAAAAATGAAAGGAATGTAAATTTTTTTTCTAGAAAATTTGCAATTTTAGAAAATTATAAATTAGTTTTTAATAAAGTATCTAAGAAGAATTGTTATTTGGGATTTGCAAATGTTGTACCATCACTTAGTGATATAGTAGAAGGCGCATTATATGAGATTGAAGATTCTGATATTAAAATGATTGATAAGTTTGAAGGACATCCGAAGCATTATATAAGAGAAGAAATTGAAGTTTTTTGTGATGGAGAAAAAGTTAAGGCTATTGTTTATATTGCTAATTCATCTATGATTAGAAAAAATATATTACCTGATAAGAATTATATGAAATATATTTTAGAAGGTAAAGATATATTTAGTTCTGATTATTATGAAAATCTTTCAAAAACAACTACATTAGATTAAATAATATTCCTTCATTTTGATTATTAATTATTTTTTCTAATTTATTTTTTCTATTCATTTTACAGTATTTATTATCTTTAATTTCTTTAAATCTGGCATAATCTGGTTTTATTTGATATAAATAAAAAATATTATTTGAATGTTTTATGTAATTTAATACATCTCCTTCAAAACATATAACACTACCTTGATGTGTAATAACCATGTTATTTTCTATTGCATAATATATAAATGCTGGCTGATTTATAATATTTACGTTATTCAATTTTGAAATTTCTACAAATAAGTTAAAATCAATAGTATTTAAATATGTTCGTGATATAATTATATTTTTATTAAATAAATCATTGATTAATAATTCAATTAGATTTTTATATTCTTTAGAAAATTTTGAGGTTATAATATATTCATAATTTAGTTTATAAAACAGCATTCCAGTTATTTTTTGATATCTTTTTATGTTTTTTATATCTCTTATAATTTTAATTTTTAACCATTCATTTTTCATTATAATATTCCTTCATTTTTTGCTTCTTCTATTGATATTCTATGTCTTTCTTCAATTTCTTTTCTGTGAGATAGGGCGTCTCTTTTTAACTGTTTTGCTGTTTGTATTATATATTCCAAATTTTGTCTTAATCGTACAGCTGCAGTTTTATAATCTTTTTTATAAAGTTTATAATAGTCTATTCTACAAAAGTTTAATTTATCAATGATATCTTCAATTGGATTATTTTCAGCATCATATTCAGATTTATCTTCTTCATATTCAAAGTTATCATCTTCATAATAATTTTTCATTTATTTCATTTATTTTTTCTTTTCTTAAAATTATATTTGCATTTTTATAATAATCTATAAAAATGTTTTTATATATTATAAACAATTCTATTCTTAGATCGATATTTTTATTTATAAGTCTTTTTTTAGCATCAATTGAATATAGTTTATATGCTATATTATCTATATCTGTTATTTTCATTTATATATTTCTGTTAATTTATTTTTTCTTAATTTTCTCAATTTCGTAATTCCATCGATTTTAATTACAAAACTCATTATCGTTGAACAAGAATTATCTGGCATATAAATATATAAATCAATATATATGAACTTATCTATATCAAAAATATTATTTGAGTTATCACATGTAACTTTAATTTTATTTATATTATTATATTTATGATTATTTAAAAATGTATAAAATTGATATTTAATAAAATCTCTTGAAATTTTATTATTTTCATATATAATTAAATCATCTAATAAATTATAAATATCATTTTGTATAGTTTGTATGTTTATCATTATAATATTCTTTTAATAATCTATTTTTATCAATTGATACTACTCCAACTTTTTCACATGCTATTCCTCCTGCTAAGTTTGAGATTTTTGTAATTTCTTCTATATCTATATCATTTATTAACATAGATACAACTGAAATTACGCTATCTCCGCAGCCAGACGGATCGACAATATTTCTTGATGTGGTAGGAACTATTTTACTAATTATTTTCTTTTCTTTTTTATAAGAAATGAAAATTCCATTTTCTGATAATGTAATAAATATAATATTGATTCCTCTGTTATGTAATATTATAGAACCTTTTTTAAGTAGTTCATTTTTGTCTGATATATTTAAATTTATACTTTCTTTAAATTCTTTAAAATTTGGTTTGAATAATTCTATATTTTTGTAGTAGTTGAAATTTTTTTTCTTAGGATCAACTAATATAGAAGTGTTTAATAAATTCGCTTTTTCTATTATAATATTTATAATGTTTTTATTTAAAACTCCTTTATCATAATCTTGAAATAAAATACAATCTACTTTTTCTGATGCTATTGCAGATATTACTAATGATATAAATTTATCAGAATCTTCTTTTAAATCTTCTTTTATTTCTTCATCAATTCTTAATATTTGATGATTATTTCCAATTATTCTTGTTTTGTTTGTTGTAATTCTATTTTTTGATTGGTAAATATAATTAATTAAAATATCTTGTTCTTTTAATAAAGATAATAATATTTCGCCATTTTGGTCTTTTCCGATTACTGAACATAATATAGGAGTACCTCCAAGATTTTTTATATTAGATGCTACATTTGCGGCACCACCTAATTTATTTTCTTTGTTTATTATATCTACAATTGGAACAGGTGCTTCAGGAGAAATTCTTTCTACATTTCCAAAAAAATAAGAATCAAGCATGATGTCACCTATGATTAATATTTTTTTATTTTTAAATAACTTCATTTATAAATATTCATTTATGAGTTTATATAAATATTTATAAAAAAAGTTTTATTATAATTATGCAAATACTGTACCTCCAATTGTTATTCCACCACTAGCAAGTAATTTATTTCTATATCCAATATTAGTTCCTGCTCCATAAGCTTTTGCTGATGCAGCAGTGAATTTTATTATATTTTTTGGAACTTTTGGTAATATATAAATTGCGGCTTGGAATATACTAGTTTGATTTTTTGCATTGGGGCCATCTATGAAATTTTTACTCGGTCTGTGTCCATTTGCATTTGTACCAGTAACTGATTGAAATTGACTTTTTGCTGTTAATGTTTCATATACACTATTATTACTTCCTTTGGATCTAGATCTATTTAACATTACTGCCATACACCATGCTCTTTCTTCTGTGTTATGAGATGCTTCTGCATATACTGCTTTTATTAACATATTCCATTCAACTGCACTCATAATTCTACCTAAATATGTATCTGCTGATTTTTTTGCTAATGCTGAACTAGCAGAATCTCCAACAACAATAGGTGAACCATATATATCTTCCAATGATACATTATTATTTACATCACATGGAGTATTTGATGTCGGTGCTGTATATGAACTTCCTTTATATTGACCTGACCCTGTATTAGTACCTTTTTGTACATCTCCTGTTCTTGTGGGCCATGTGAAATATAATTCAGGATCAATTTTTTTATTAGCTGGAGTTATTACAGCAAAATGTAAATGCGGACCAGTTGTGTGACCTCCTGTATTTCCAACTAATCCTATTGGATTACCTCGTTTCACAGTATCATTTACATTAACTAAAAATTTACTTAAATGACAATATCCAGTTGTGAAACCATTAGTATGCTTTATTTTAATTGTATTACCACCACCATATTGACTATCAAATGATGCAGATTCTACAGTTCCATCAAATGGACTAAATATCATAGTACCTATTGGTGCTGCTATGTCTATACCTGCATGAAATGTTATTCCTTCTCCTTTTAGTTGTCTAGGCCCAAATCTACAAGATATTCTAACACCTAATAATGGAAGAGTCATCTCAGAACTTGTTGGTACATAATCTGTCACGTTAGTGGCTTTTAATTCTTCACAACCAGCGGAATTTAATGCATTTACACGATTTAATAAATTAGTATAATCTGAGTCTTTTGGTAATACTAAATCAACATCATTTATATTGCTATTAGTGTCACATGGTCTTTCTGCGCTAATAACTGCATTATTATCAACAATTTTAACATTTCTTGATACGAAATTTTCTCTTAATGATGTATATTCATCACATATTGCATCGAGTTTTGTTTTAAGAATAGGACCCATTGAGCTATCAAACATGGATAATGGATTTCTAAATTCGTTTATAAATGTATCCATCCAATTGAAAAATCTGGTACCTAACACTGCTTCTTGTCCTGCTTCTTTTGAACCTAAATTTAAAGTTCTTGTGTTATCTTTAAGTTCAATATTTATTGCATCTCTTTCAATTGATATTTTATTATAGTAGTAATCAAGAGATAATGATGTATCATCAGAATATATTTGAGTTCTATCATCGTATAATAGTGCAGTGAATCTTGTATATTCATCATCGCTCAATCCAGTTAATCTTGTTTGAAGATTGATATTATAATTTTCTGAATATATATAATAAGGTGAATATAAATCATCAGATAAAAATAATATATTAACTAGTTTACCAACCGCTGGAACTGAAAATTCTTTTCCACTTAAACTTCCGAATGGATACGCCCATGGAATATCATCAACAGATATACTATGATATAATGTTTGTACTCTTACTTTTATTCTACCTTTTTTGGTAGAATCTATATTTTCTTCTACTACTCCAACGTAAAAATCCCTTAATAATTCCATTTATTTTATTTTATTTTATTTAAAAATTTAAAGCAGATTTTGTTTCATCAACAAAATCATTTATTAATCCAGATGCTAATTCTTTTCCAAGATTTTTAACACTAGTTCTATTATTAAAATCAGAACTATAAACATTATCTGGCTCAATTTTATTTATATTAGTTGAATTTGTAAATTGATTTAATAAGCCATTGACCGCTGATCCTCTAGTTTCTCTTAATGATGTTTCAAGACTTGATATATAATTTGATCCAACTGTGCTAATAGTAGATTGTGCTTTAGTCATTAAACTATTCATAAAACCTTTACTTGTAGAAGAACTATTATTTTTAGTCTGTTGCGTAATATTAAAATAATCTGTAGCATCTGATGCACTTGTTATAATATTATCTTCATAAGGTTGGATTATATAACTTTCTTTAATTAATGGAAAACTACTTGATCTTTCTACAGATTTATAATAAATATCAAATGATAGAGTCGATGGAATATTTGATGAACTTGTTCCGTAACCCCCTATTGTAATATCATCTCCATAATTTTTACTTTCAAGAAAATTAAAATTACAATCATTTAAAGTATATATTATTGTTGATTTACTTGATACAGAATTTTTAACATTATTGCTAATATTGCTTGTATCAATAGATGTATTATTAGATGATGTTGAGTTATTTTGTGGTATAGTAAAATTTCTCATATCATTAATTTGTATTTTCATATTAAATCTTAAAACATTTTCTGGAAACATATATCTTTTATTTTTATAACTATAAATCATAGTATTGTATAATTCAGCTAAATACCAACCTATCATTGATATATCTTCATTTAATGTTATCGTAATTTTATCTTCACCATATTTTATCATTTTATGATTTAAATTTCCTAATCCCTCAATTTTTGTTGCATAATATGATTTATCTGATATCCCTCTATTTGAATTGCTATATAAAGTAGTTTCAAATATTTTAAAAAAAGTGTTTCTAAATTCGTTCCAAATACCAACTCTATTTGTATAATCTGCAGAGTTTATAATATTATAATTAGTTATAAAATATTGAAAGCTATTATTAGTTGTCTGACTGGTTACAAATAATGGAGAATTTTGATCAAAAAAAAGTTCAAAAGATGGAATAAAAGGATCTTCATAATAATAATCAATATCAGTACCTTTTAATGCTCTTTTAAATATGCTAGTATCATTATCCGCTAATGATTGTACATCTCTACCAAAACTGTTAGTAGTTCCATCAGAATTATACCAAAATTCTTCTGGTTTGGCATCAGACATATGATTAGGATCATATGCGTCAGTTTGATTTTGAGTTAATCCTAATGAACTACCCAATGTACTATTCGCTAATTGACCTAATGCTGATTGATCAGAATATCCTTTAATATATTTTGCACTATTTTTACTTATATCATTAATATTATTTAATACTTCACTAGCTGCTAATCCAATTATACTCATAATTTATTTATGTTGTTTTTATTCCTGTGCTAATAGTTGTTCCACCAGCATTATTTGATCCTGCTAATGCAGAAAAATCATGTTGCTCATTATTTCCATTACCATAGTCTACATTTAAATCTCTTCTCATTAGAATAATTTCTTGCTTTACTCCTTCGTTATATTCAAATATATAATTTATACCAGTAACAAACCAATATCCAGATAATTTAGTATTTACATTATTTAATGGTTTTTTAGTGTTCGCATTACTTGAAAATAAATCATTTGGATTAAATATTTCAACTTTGATATTTTGAAATCTTTTTATAGATAAATTTAATACGTCTAATGTAAGAATTAATTTCATTTTTTCCATAGAAACTAAATTATATTCATTAGAAAGTTTTGCATAATTATAATTTTCATGTACATTCTGATTATCCATTTTACCAATAAAATATTCATCATTAACGTTATCATTAAATATTTTAGATTGTTTATCTTTTAATATTTTTAATTGACTTCCTACTTTATTTTCATCTGTTTCTAAATCTATTATTTCTTTTTTTGTTACAGTATTTTCATTTTTTGTATACCAGGTACATAATGTTTGATAAGCTAATTCTAAATTTATACTAAATGATTGATTTATAATATTATATTTACTAAAATATTGATTACTTCCTTTTAGTCCATCATTATTACTTAAATATAATAATACAGGAATCTCATTTGCAACTTTTTCTAATTGGGTATTTGCTTGAATATGAGATTCATCTTTTATTATACTATTTAGTTCCGCTTGAACATCTACATAATTTAAATTATAATAAAAATCAATAAATGTCCAAACAAATGATTGATCCGATACATATGAATATTTAGTTATATCTTTAATGAATATGTGATTTTCATCACTTGGATTTATCCATTTCATAGAATCTGAACTATCTTGAATATTTGATGCAAATCCTAAATTCATTCTAAGTGCCAATTGTTTTATTGCTTGAAAACTTGTTGCATTTATTGATTCATAATTAGAATCATGTAAATCGTCTACGTCTAATATTCCTTTTATTAAAAATTGTAATGCTCCTACTTTAGGATCAGATTTTATAGTTTGGAATTCAGTTAATCTAAAATCCATTCTTATTGGCATGATTGTAGTGGAACTAACTTTAACAAAAACACTTATAATTGTATCATGATCAAAAGGATAAAAATCAGTAAATAATACACCTAATGAATCTGTACAAAATAATTCTACCTCAGGTAAAAATCTATTATTATATAATTTTAGAGATATTATATCTTTTGAATCAACTGTAGTTCCATTAAGAGGAGGATTACTAGTGTCATATAATTTGCTAATAAATACAAGAGGTACATAATCAAGTGACTGTATAAAAACATCGGTAGCATCTTTATCATATAATTGAAAATTCAATTCTATTGTTTTAATTTTAGCTTTATCTGTAACTTGTATCATATTTAAATGTTATTTTATTCAAAAGAATTTATTATTTTTATTTTGTTGTCATTAGTTACACTAATTTGATTTAATGTAGTTGGCTTAATAGTAAGTGGTAAATTTTCATTATTAGATAAATTCTTTTTATTTCTATTTGTTTGAATAGAATTTATTAATGCCTGACGAGCTTTATCTTGTTGTGTAGGTATATCATCAGTTACATATAATTTAGATAAATCAGAATACTGACAATAATAAATATATTGACCTTCTTTAACAGAATACGGATTTATTAAGTCATTTAATATCATTAATTCTTCAACATAATCAGATGATCCATATATATAATTAGATATTGCATCTAATCTCATTTCATATTCACGTGGAACTATATATATTCTTTTAGATATAGTTAATGTATTAACTATATTTTTTTGAAATATATCAAAAAGATTATTTTGATTAGGATCTCTTTTAATTAAATTGTTTCCATTGTCGTCAAATGATAGTATTTTCATTGTTGTATATTATTTGAATTTTTTAGTGAATTTAGCCATGCAGTATTTTGCTCAGCAGTACCAGTATAGTTTTCTATTCCTGATTGTTCTGCTAAGACTTTTCTTTGCTGAAAAGTATAATATGTACCAACATTTTGTCCTTGTGCGTTTTTACCTCCAGTTTGATTAAATAAATAATTTTCAATTGAACCTTGATCATCAAATGCTGCTTTGCCAGGTACTTTAATATATTTCGCAGTAATAGTAACATTTGGTAAAACAACATCAGTTGCCTCTGTATCTGCGTTTGCTGATACTGTTTCACCATTATATTGTATTGGTGTTGTTGGAACTTTTGTGTATTCTCTTTTATATGTATTATTAAACATTCTCATTAACTCTTGTTTACCTAATGATCTAGAAAGTCCACACGTGAATTTTGCTGTTAATTTTTGTGGCATATCATTGAAACCCATTTCATTACTTGTTTCTAATGTGCATGTTTTTACTATTATATGACTTGTATTTATCCAAGGAGAATATGGATTTCCTATCGTTAAATGCCAAGGAGCAGCACTATCTTGTCCTCCAGTCATCAATTCTATTGATCCTCTAAGTTCAAATCTATGTATTGCTACTGTACTTGTTAATATTGTTTGTATTACGCCTAATGCTGATTTTACAACTGTTGTTAATGCTGATGCGCCGTTTGCTGCTGCTGCGTTTAATGCTGCAGTTGCACTATTTTTTGCTGCTGATAATGAATCAGTTTTTCCTTTCTCATTGGCTTTATCAAGTAATGATTGATTATATGCTATGCTTTTTTGAGTTGTTTTATATTCATCACTATTTGCATTAGGAGATCCTTTAGCATAAAAATTTAAATTATGTTTTAATACCGCTATTTTATTTGTATAAGCATTAATGTTTGCTTGATTTGATCTTGTTGCTGCTGCATTTGCTGATTGTGTAGCTTTATCTGTTTGAGCAAAAGTTGATAAATAATCTGCATTAGCAGTCAATCCTGATAATGTTTCTGTAAATAATGTTTTTAAAGTATTCCAAAATTTTTCAGTAATTGTTTTTACAAGATTCCACCACTCATTTATATTATTACCCCTTTTAGCTACAGCCCCTTTTGCTTCTTGTATAATTTGTGATGAGTCACTCCAGTAAAATGCCATATTTGATGTACCCATTGCATAAATATTATCTATTATATCTAGTAATGCAGAACCTGGATCCACATCTCCTATCAATTTTTGTTCATAAGTAGATATAAGTTCAAATTCAAATGAGGATCTTATATTTTGAACTTCTGCATTTCTATAAGGAGCTTCCTTTAATACGTTAGGATTTCCTACTGGTATATTATTAAGTCCCCATATATTTGTTGTTGGATCATCTGATTCATCATTCGCAGTATTTGATGTTGTTATACCCATTCTTTTATATATTTCAAATAACATACCTTGTGCAAAACTTGGAATAGGAATAAGATTAGCTACATCAATTTTTGTTACACTGTGGACAATTTCAGCAATTTTTTCATCAAATCTTTTATTCGTAACGTCCCAAGACTCATTAAAATTTATAGTACCAAAATTATCATCTGGTTTAATCCAACCTACAATAGTTGATATTGGCTCTACGTTCATAAGTCCTAAATTTTCAGGTACAAAAACTCCTTCTGGAAATCTTCTAAGAATAGCCATTCTATTTATAGGATATACTCCTAATTCTCTCAAATATGCAAAATCTGATGGTTTTAACCTTAATCCAGCACCTGGAGTGCCTGCAGTATTAGTAAATGTCGGATCTTTTAATATTTTAATATAAGGATTGCTACTATTTACCTCATTATTATATATATTTTCTTGTATGTAATTTTTTATATTTGCTGTACCTGCTACTATACTACCTTGAACATTTTTTTTATATACTGTATACTTAGAATTAAAAATACTACGAGTATTTCCAACACTTGTATTATTTAATTGCGTTGTAGTATAATCATCAGAAAATAGAAAATCCATCTCGGAATAATGTGCCATTTTATTTATATATTTTTTTGTATATATAAAAAAATCTTCTGTGGATTATTAATAATCCCTAATTATTTGAATAGAGTCAAATAACGATATACTTGATAATAAATCATCAAATAATTTCTGATTATCTTTAAAATCTTCATAAAAAAAAAGTAAGTTGAAATTAATTTTTCCTATTAAATTTTCTTTGATTTGAAATATATCATCTATTTCTAATGTGTTTATTTTATATAAATTTGGAATATAATATACATCTTTACTTTTTCTTATAGTTTGAGATATCTTTGTATAAATTATAAGATTGAAATATTCTTTCCATTCATTAACATCTTCTAAGCCATGATCTTCTAATTGCTGTTTGATGTCTATTATCGTTTTATTACGAATTTTATTAATTTTAATATACTTATCAAGTTTTTTTCTATTTTTAACGAACACTATGTAGAATTCCATAAATCTTATAATATTAATTTTGAATTATATATATTTTCAATAGGGTTCAATTCAAAAATAATATTTTATTATATTTAAAACTTTTATTGTTTTTTTATCTAAAAATAATACATAACTTAATATAAAAGATATGCAACTATAACAATGGTATTTATGAAAATTAATTTATAAAAAACTTTTCATGTATTTTTTATTACAATATGATTGTTACAATAAAAAAAATAAAAATCAAAAATGGCAAAAAAAACCACACAAACTTCACAAAAAAATAGTTTTGATTTTTCGAATATTTCTGGATTGATTGATACTATGTCAAAAAAAGAAATTATTTCAATTGAAGATTTTGAAAAAGAAAAAAGTTTTATTTCAACTGGAGTGTATATTTTAGATGCGTTATTATCTAAAAGTATTTTACATGGAGGTATATCTAATAATAGAATAACACTGTTGGCTGGGCCAAAACAAACAGGTAAATCGTTTCTTTCTCTAAACATAGCTAGAAATGCTCAAAAATTAGGATATAATATTATATGGATTGATACTGAATTTTCTATTGAAAAATCAGATTTTGATATGTATGGAATTGATACATCAGATTCTAATAAATTTATGTTAATTAGAACTAATATAGTAGAAAAAATTAAAATGTTTATGACTTCTATGCTAGATGATATGACAAAATTAAAAGAAAAAGGTATGGATGTTTCTAAAACAATTTTCTTTTTAGATTCAATTGGTATGCTATCATCAGAAAAAGAAAAGGCTGATACTCTTAAATTAGATATTAAACAAGATATGACACGTGCAAAACAAATAAAATCTCTTGTTAGACTTATAACAAATGACTTAGGATATTTGTCAATACCTCTTGTAGCAACGAATCATATTTATTTAACTCAAGATATGTTTCCTCAAACTATCATGTCAGGTGGAGAAGGCTTGTATTATGCAGCTAGTAGTATAGTATTTTTAAGTGATGCAAAATTGAAAACTGGAGAAGAAGATGAAATGGATCTTGGACGCTCTGGTTCTATTATTACTGCAAAAGCAGGTAAAAATAGATTAGCTAAACCTAAGAAAGTTAAATTCGAAATTGATCATACAAAAGGTATTAATCCATTTAAAGGTTTAGATCTGTTTTGTACACCTGAAAATTTTGATAAAATTGGAATTGCAAAAGTTAAACCAGTTGTAAATAAAGAAACAGGAGAAATAACTTATCAATCATCTAATAGATGGTATGTTAAACATTTAGATAAAGCAGTCGCTACTGCTCAATTATTTAATAGAAAAGTATTTACGCAAGAAGTATTAGAAAAAATGGACCCAATAATTTATGATTATTTTAAATATCCATCATATGAAGAATGTATGAAAGAATTAGATGAAATTGATGAAAGATTGAACGAATTAGAAGATAAAGATATGCTAACTTCCGAAGAATTCGATATTGATTCAGATGATACATTATTTACTTAAATATAAATAATAATTAAAAAATAGATAATAAATAAACAATAATAAAAATTTAATATAGTACTTTATATGGCAGATACAACAAACACAAATATGGAACGACATTATTTCGTTCACATTTTGGACAATCCTGATCAATTTTCAAAAGTAGATCCTTTTTTCTTTAGAAATTCGGATATTCAATTCATTTATACTGTAATAAGAGAAGAATATATTAAAAGCGATAGTCATACAGTACCAAGCATTAAGCAAATCTATTCAATGGTTAAATTGGCTGATTCAGATAATAAAGTAAATGATAAAGTAATAAAAATGCTTCTTCAATCTGATAATAGCGAGTTTAGCCCTGAATGGTTATTACCAATGTTCAAAGGTTGGAAAATTCAAAACCAATTAAAAGGCGATGTACTAAAAAGTATTGATATGGTCCGAGGTATAGAAGATGTAAATTATGATAATGCTCTCGAAATTGCCCAAAAAATGAAAGGTATGTTTGGTAACGTACTTTTAGTTGATGATGATGATAACGATTTAGGATCTGATTTTGATGACCCTGAATCTCATAAACAAATGATTTCTAAAAATTGTATACCTTCAGGATGGCCATGTATAGATAATATTTTAGGAGGAGGATGGAGTAAATCAACGTTAAATGTTATTATGGGGGAAACTAATGTTGGTAAATGCTCTCATTATCAGACATTTATAAAAATTAGAAATAAAAAAACAGGAAAAATAGAAGAAATTAGTATAGGGGATTTTTATGATTCAATTAAAAATAAAATATAAAAATGAAATGTGAAATATGCGGAAAAGAATTTGATACTACTAAAGGTTTGTCTATTCATTTAACGAAATATCATAACGAAATAATTAAAAAAGAATATTATGATGAATATTTAAAAGATGAAAATGAAGGTATTTGTTATTTCTGCGGAGAAGAAGCAATTTTTAAAAATATTACAAATGGATATCATAGAATATGTAATTCTAAAATATGTTTAGGTAAAACTAGAGCAACAGCTACATATGAATTTTTAATGTATAAATATAATTTATCTGAAATAGATTCAATCAAATTATTAAATAGTAGAATTAAAGATAATAGTATAAAAACTAAAAATGGATTACAAAAAAGTTTTGAAAAAAACGAAAATTTTTTTAAAGAAAAATCCAGACAATGCGTTGAATATTGGCTAAAAAAAGGATATTCACAAGAAGATTCTGAAATAGAAGTCAAAAAATCTTTTGATGATATTCATACTAAAACATGGAAAAAACGTAGAGAAAATCCAGAATTATATCAAGATGTTAATACTACTCAAATAGGATATTGGTTAAAAAAAGGATATTCACAAGAAGAATCAGAATATAAAATAAAAGAGAGACAGAAAACATTTACAATTGAAAAATGTATTCAAAAATATGGTAAATCTGAAGGATTGAATATTTGGACTGAAAGACAAAAAAATTGGAGTGAAAAAATTGAAATTATGTATAAAGATGGACTTTTCGTAAAATTTAGAAAAGAACCATATTCTAATAGTGAAATAGAATTATTTTCTGAAGTTTCTAAAAATTTTGATAAATTTTATTTTGGTGATAATCAATTTTATAGATATATTAAAGATATAGGTAAAACATTTGCATATGATTTTGTTTGTAAAAAAAAAGGTTATAGAATTTAATGGTGATTATTGGCATTGCAATCCTTTAATTTATAAAGAAGATTTTTTTAATAAAAGTAAACAAATGTTTGCAAAAGATATATGGAATTATGATAAAATTAAAATAGATTCAATTGAAAAACTTGGTTATAAAGCATTAATAATTTGGGAATATGATTACAATAATAATAAACAAAAAGTTGTACAGCAATGTATAGATTTTATAAAAAATGATTAATATGAGTGATTTTGAAAAGTATATAATAGAATTTATAGAAGAAAATGTAGGTGAATATGATGAAATACATATATCAAAATATTTATCTGATAAAATAGAACAATTTGATAATTTTGAAATATATGATGGAGAACAATCAATTGTTGGAGATACATATATTGGTAATTTAATATTAACTGATAAAATAATTGAAGTGTTTTATAATATTTTATATGATAATGATGATATAGAATTTAAACAAAAGGAAGAAGTTGAATATGATAAGTGATAATATATATAAAAAATTTGTAGAAACATTTGATGTAGAAGATTGGGAAATTGAAACTGATAATGGTTGGTCTGATATTAAAGAAATTGGTAAGACTATAGAATATGTTGAGTGGGTATTAAAAACATCGGATGATTTTAGTTTGATATGCGCAGATACTCATATTGTTTTTGATGAAAATTTCAATGAAGTTTTTGTTAAATATTTGAAAATTGGAGATAAAATAATAACAAAAAATGGTATAAGTGATGTGACAGAAGTTTATGAAACAGAAAAATCATCTAATATGTATGATTTATCATTATCTGATGATAATCATAGATTTTATTCAGATGGAATTTTATCCCACAATTCAATGTGGTTACATAATATAGCTACTAATGCAGCAAACGCTGGTACTAATGTATTACTTATTACATTAGAGATGGCTACAAGAAAAGTAATGAAGAGATTAGGTTCTATGAGACTTAAAATTAAATCTGATGAGTATGATGAAAAATCAAAAGATCCAGTTTTCATGAAACAAAAATTAAATAATCTTAAATCACAATCAACTGTTGGTAATTTATTCGATGCTCAACCAGGTAAAATATTTGTTAAAAAATATAATACCAGTGATTGTACTGTTACTGATATTGATAATTATATTAAAAAATTCGAAGAAGTTAAAAGAATTAAAGTTGGAATGGTAATCGTAGATTATATAAATATTATGTCAATTGAAAAAGGCTATGATATTACTAATATGCTTTACCTAAAAGGTAAACATTTAGCTGAAGGATTAAGACGTGTAGCAGATAAGTATGAATGTGCAGTTATAACTGCAACTCAAACCGATAAGAGCGTTTGGGGTGCTTCTGATATTACACTTAATGCTATTCCTGAAAGTAAAGCGATAGCAGATACATCTGATTCAGTCTGGGGGATCATAAGAAATCCCGAAATGAAAAGAAATAATAGTTATAGATTAAAAATATTAAAGTTAAGAGATGGTGAACATCATGAAGAACAAGTTAGATTTGATTTTAATACAAATTTTTTAACTATGGAGAATGATGTTTTAGTAGGAGTTAAATAATAAAAAATGGGAAAAAGATTAACTAATGATATATTTATAGAAAGATCAAATATAATTCATAATAATTTTTATAGTTATCCAAATACTAATTATATAAATAATGATTGTTATGTGAAAATTGTATGTCCTAAACATGGAGAATTTATTCAAAATGCTAAATCTCATTTGGATGGACATGGATGCTCGGAATGTGGAAATAATCATTTTACTACAATTAATTATATAGAAAAAGTTAATATTATTCATAATTTTAAATATAAATATGATAAAACTATTTTTATTAATTATAGTAGCGATATTATTATTTATTGTGATAGACATGGATATTTTTCACAAAATACTAAACTACATTTAAATGGCCATGGATGTCCAAAATGTGCAAATAATGTTTATACTAAAAAAGAAATATTAGAAAAAGCTAATAATATACATAATTTTAAATATAAGTATGATGATTTTGAGTTAGATAAAAGAATGAATGAAACTATTTTAACTATTTATTGCAAAAAACATGGTAAATTTAATCAAAGATTGAACAATCATATACATCAAGCTAATGGCTGCCCGCTGTGTAGTGAATCTAAAGGTGAGATTGAAATTGAAAATATATTAATTGATAAATTTATTAAACACGAAAGACAAAAAAAATTTGAAAAATGTAAAAATAATAAAAAATTACCTTTTGATTTTTATCTAATAGATTATAATATATGTATAGAATATGATGGTATACAGCATTATAGTCCAATATATGGAGAAGATAATTTAATTAAAACAAATAAAAATGATAATATTAAAAATGAATTTTGCTTAAATAATAATATAAGATTAATAAGAATAAAATATGATGAGAATATCATTGAGAAATTAGAATTTCTCAAATAAAAATCAATTAATAATTAATAAATGAAAAATGATGAAGAAATAAATGACGATTTGAATGAAGATTTGGATAACGATTTAGATTTGGAAGAAGATTTAGAAGAAGATTTGAATCTATTAGATGAAAATTTAGATGACTCGTCTGAAGAAGATGCATTAGTATCTGATGAATCTATTGATGAAGATGATGAAGATGATGAAGATAATGAAATAGATATAATGGTTAAATTCAATACAAATAATCATAAAATTGAAGGTAAACATGCATTATCTAGAGATACAATATTTAAAGGTAAAGTTGAAGATAATGTAGATCAGCAAGAATATGATTATAATATTAATCAACAAGAAGATTTTAATTTAAATGATGGATTGCCGATAGAAGCTGGATCATCGTATGAATTTGAAAGTAAACATTATGAAGATTACGTAGATAGATTAAATTTGCAAAGAGATATTTATGATTTATTAAGTGAGAAAACAGATTTGGATTTTTCTTCAAATAGAAGAAAACCAAATAAGCAAGCATTTAACGATTATTATAGAATGTTATTAAATAATATTGGAAAAGAATATAGTAAATCTGAAATATTTGTAGAACTTTCTTATTATTTCACAGACAACATCTTCAATATGTTTAAATTATTAGATAAAGAATATGCAACACGTATAATAGTAGAATTAAAACAGCGTGGTCATTTAACAAATTTAAACAATATAAATTTTATATGAGCAAAGTAAAAAATGTAGATGATTATATAAAAGAAGTTTCAATAATACATAATTATTATTATGATTATAGTTTAGTTTTATATATTAATGCTCATACTAAAATAAAAATTATTTGTCCAATACATGGAATATTTGAACAAGAACCTCTTAATCATAAGAGATATGGTTGTAAAAAATGTGGTAAATTATTAGATGAAAAAGTTGTATTAAATAGATGTACTAAAATACATGGAGATAGATATGATTATTCTAAATTTAAATATATTGGTATGTATAATAATTCTACTATAATATGTAAAATTCATGGTGAATTTGAACAACAAGTGATTAATCATTTAGCAGGTAAAGGTTGTCAAAAATGTGCACCAAATTATAAAAAAGATAAAAAAACGATTTTAAATAAATTAAATAAAGTTCATAATAATAAATATGATTATTCATTGTCTATTTTTAATAGAACAAAGGATATAATAAAAATAATATGTCCTTTACATGGAGAATTTGAACAAATATTAAATAATCATTTAAGAGGAAATGGTTGTCCTTTATGTGATGAAAGTAAAGGAGAAAGAGCGGTAGAAAGTTATCTAATAGAGCATGATATTATTTTTGAAAGACAAAAAAAATTTGAAGGTTGTATGAATAAAAGATTATTATCTTTTGATTTTTATTTACCTGATTATAATTTATGTATAGAATTCGATGGTGCTCAGCATTTTATAGAAGTTCTTAATTGGGGTAATCTTGAATATACTAAAGAAAATGATGAAATTAAAAATATTTTTTGTTTAAATAATAATATTGATTTATATAGAATATCATATAAAGATAATATACTTGGTAGATTAAATGCCAAATTTAAATAATATAAAAATATCAAAAACTAATATAAAAATATCTACTAATATAGTAGATTAATAATTATAAAATAAAATAGAATAGAATGAGTTTTAAAAGAGAAGAAGCGTTTGATGCAGCATTAAAATATTTCAAAGGAGATACATTAGCTGCTGATGTTTGGGTTAATAAGTATGCATTAAAAGAAACGGTAGATAATGAAACAGTTTATTATGAGTTGACTCCTGATGATATGCATAGAAGATTAGCTAAAGAAATATATAGAATTGAATTAAAATATGAAAATCCGTTATCAGAAGATTTTATATTTGATTTGATAAAAGATTTTAAATATATTATACCTCAGGGCTCTCCAATGTCAGGGATAGGTAATGATAATCAAGTAGTGTCCATATCAAATTGTTTTGTTATTGGTAATCCTTCTGATTCTTATGGATCAATTATGCAAGTAGATGAAGAACAAATTCAATTAATGAAAAGGCGTGGAGGAGTTGGACATGATCTTTCACATATTAGGCCAGCAGGAATGCCTGTTAAAAATTCTGCATTAACTTCAACAGGTTTAGTTCCTTTTATGAGTAGATATTCAAATTCAACAAATGAAGTTGCTCAAGGAGGAAGAAGGGGTGCGTTGATGTTATCTTGTTCTGTTCTTCATCCTGATTCTGAATCATTTATTGATGCTAAATTAGAGCAAGGAAAAGTAACAGGAGCGAATATATCAATAAAATTAACGGATGAATTTATGGAAGCAGCTATGAATTCTGGAATGTTTACTCAATTATATCCAATTGATTCTGAAACTCCATTAATTACAAAACAAATAGATGCAAATAAACTTTGGAAAAAAATTATACATAATGCATGGAAATCAGCAGAACCTGGTATATTATTTTGGGATACTGTAATGAGAGAATCTGTCGCAGATTGCTATCAAGAATATGGATATAAAACTGTATCAACAAACCCTTGTGGAGAGTTGCCATTATGCCCATATGATTCTTGTAGATTATTAGCAATAAATCTTTATAGTTATGTTATAAATCCTTTTACTAAAGATGCATATTTCGATTGGAAATTATTTAAAGAACATACAATTTATGCTGAAAGATTTATGGATGATATTGTTGATTTGGAATCTGAAAAAATAGATAAAATTCTAGAAAAAATTGAATCTGATCCAGAAAACGAGAATACAAAAATGGTTGAAAAAGAAACATGGGTCAAAATAAAAAATATGACTATTAAAGGGCGTAGAACAGGATTAGGTGTGACTGCTGAAGGTGATATGTTAGCTGCTCTTGGTATGACTTATGGAACAACAGAAGCAACTGATTTTTCAACAGAAGTTCATAAAAATTTAGCTGTATATGCTTATAAATCATCTGCTATTATGGCAAAAGAAAGAGGAGCATTTTCTGTTTATAATTATAATAATGAGATAAATAATCCATTTGTTCAGAGATTGAAAGATATTGATCCTGAATTAGATACTATGATGAAAGAATATGGTAGAAGAAATATAGCATTGTTGACGATTGCGCCTACTGGTAGTGTAAGCATTTTATCTCAAACTACATCAGGTGTTGAACCTGCATATAAAGTATCATATAAGAGAAGAAGGAAGATAAATCCAAGTGATAAAAATGGTAGAGTAGACTTCATAGATGCAGAAGGACAAAAATGGGAAGAATATTACGTATTTCATAAGAAATTTGAAGTATGGTTGGAAATAAATGGATATAATGTAGATGAAGTTAAATTAATGAAAGATGTAGATTTAAATCCAATTATTGAAAAATCACCATATTATAAAGCAACTGCTAATGATGTTAATTGGGTAGAAAAAGTAAAAATGCAAGGTAGTATTCAAAAATTTATTGATCATTCTATTTCAGTAACAGTAAATTTACCAAATAATGTAACAGAAGAACTTGTTTCAAAAGTTTATGAAACAGGATGGAAAAGTGGATGTAAAGGAATCACTGTTTATCGTGATGGATCTAGAGAAGGAGTTATCATGTCAAATGAAGGTACTACTCAAAATGTTGTATTAGAATCAGGTGAAAATAATGCAAAAAAACGTCCAAAAAAACTTGAATGCGATGTTGTTAGATTTACAAATAAAGGTGAGAAATGGATTGGATTTTTAGGATTGAATGTAGATGATAAAGGTGAAAAATATCCTTATGAATTATTTACTGGTTTGGCTGAATCATTTCTTATTCCTGTTAGTGTAGAAAAAGGAGAAATTGTTAGATTTAAAACTGAACCAAAAAATGGTGAAGAAGGTAAGAGTAGATATGACTTTGTTTATAAAGATAAAGATGGATATAATGTGACTATGGAAGGATTAAATAGAGCTTTTAATAGAGAACTATGGAATACAAGTAAATTATTATCAGCTTTCTTAAGACATAGAATTCACTTACCAAGTGTTATTCACCTTATCGATACTTTACAAATGACAGACAATGCAGCTTTTGGTACATGGAAAAGTGGAGTGAAACGAATTATTAAGAAATATATAAATTCTGCTGTGGTTGGAGAAAAATGTCCAAATTGCGGAGCAACTGGAGATGACTTGGTTTATGAGAATGGATGTCGGACATGCAGAAAATGTGGATATTCGCGCTGTGACTAGTTAATACAATTAATTTAAAATAAATCCACATATTTCACGGTTATGACTACCATAATTTAATATATAGATTATGGTAAAATATAAAAAATGTGAAATATGTGGATTAACTTTTCCTTATACTACTGGAAAATTTACAATTCATTTAATGGAAGAACACAATATATCTTTAAAAGATTATATTATTAAATATGAATTAGATGGTATAACTCCAAAATGTCAATGTGGTTATTGTGATGATGATGCACCTTTTTATAGAGGTACATTTTTGACTAAAAGTAGTGAACATAAAAAATATAAATCTTTAAAGGAAGGTTATATAAAAAAATATGGTATACCTAAATGTGTAAATTGTGGAGAAGATGTAAAATGGCATAGAGGAATACCAAATATTTATTGCTCACCAAGTTGTTTTCCTTGTCAATGGAATCAAGAGAAAGTTAAACAAACTGTTAAAGAAAGATATGGAGTAGATAATGTATCATTTTTAGATGAAGTTAAAGAAAAAATATCAAAATCTAAAAATGAAAAAAATGAAAATGAAAAAAATGAAATTTTAAATAAAATTAAAAAAACTTGTTTAGAAAGATATGGTACAGTATCTTTTTTTAGTACTAAATTATTTTATGATAAAAATAAAACAACTATGCTTGAAAGATATGAAGTAGATCATCCTTCTAAAATGATGAAGAATAGGGAGAGTGCAAGTAAGAGAATGATAGAAAATAATTCAAATTTTGATTTGGATTTTAGAAATTGTTATAACATTAAGAGATATAAAGATACTGATTTGTGTTATCAGAGTTCATATGAAGAAGACTTTTTAGATTTATGTGATAAGTATCAAATACTTAATAAAGTTGAAAATGGACATACATATAAGTTTTTAGAAGAAGATTATTCATATGGATTAAGGACAATTACTGATTTTTGTATTGATGATATGGAGATTGAGATTAAATCATCTTATATATTAGAGAAACAAGGAGGAGAAGAAGTTATTGATATAAAAAGAAAATCTGTTAAAAGAGCAGGTAAATATTATTTATTAATTTTAGATAAAAATTATTCTGAGTTTAATAAGTATTTCAAAAAATTATTTTAAAATATGAGTAATTTAATATTTAATTTGAGGATTTATAAGTATCATTTTCAAATAACAAAGAAATTAAGAATGAGTATTTCTTATAATGAAAGTTATGATTTTCATAAAGATCCGTTCATAAGATTATTCAAATAAAAAACTACTAATTTAATTAGTAGTTTTTTATTTTGTGAATTTTTTATTCTTCATTATCAATTAACTTACAACCTTCTAAATGACAAAAATCATCTATGTGACAATCATAACAACAAGTTAAATTTGGACAATTACTTTCCACAATTCTAAACACTTTTTATCCAAGTTCATCGTATAGTTGATTGAATATTTTAGTTAACATTCTTGAATTAGGTTCAGTCAATAATGGACAGTTATTGCAATTAGAATCACATACTCTATCATTTTTCATAAATTTTACTTTTTAAATAAAAAAAGTCACTCAATTTGAGTGACTTTTTTTATTAATTATTAATTATTTTTTATCATCACTATCATCACTATCATCAACATGTTTGAAGATAGATTCTCTAAATTTATTAAACCTCTTATCTGCTAAGAATTTTTGTGCAGCTTTATTTGTTTTAGAGTCTTCAGATAAAGTATATTCTGTATCAAGAACATGAAGTAAATAACCTACAACTTCATCATCTGAAATGGTTCCAAGAAATTTGATAAGATTTTCAACTTCTTTAGATTTCAATACTGAAACACTACGTTCTTTCATGTTTGCAAGAAGTTCAGATTTTTTATCACGATTGAAGTTTTTGATGTCATCAATAATATCATCAAAACGATTAAGAACATCATCAAGAGTTATTTTAAGAGTATCTTCACAATATCTAATGAATTGTACATTTGATGCACCAACATAACCATGACCAATTTCTTTAATGTCATTTATCCAAGTACGAATAGATGGGAATTTTTTGACCATTATTGAGTTACCTTTTTCATCTTTTATAGAATTTCCAGAAACATCAGTTTTTTCAACAAATCCTCCAAAATTTTCAAAAATATAATCACTTAAAAAAGTCCAAGAACGAGGTGTAGCATATGCTTTATTCGTTTTATTTGTGATGTTCCTTTGATCAGGTTTTTTATAATAATGTTCAGTTTGATTTTTCAAAAATTGAACAATTATTGGAGCTACATTTTTATTTGCATATTGATCAGCCCATTCTGTAAATGGTAAAGTATGTTCAATATGAATTAAACGATTATTAAGAGCTTGATCAAATTCTTCTACATCTGTACCATCTTCTTCTCCAAGGTTACCAGAAGAACACATAAATACATTTGAATTAAAAGCGAAAAATGAACCAATTTCTCTTTCAAGTAATATTTGAAGAGCAGCATTCCTTACTGCAAGAGTAGAACGATTTAATTCTTCAAAGTGAATAATGGTCGGACGTTTATTAGCTTCATATGCCCATTTAGGTGCAACGTGAGCTAACATTCGTTGCATTTTACCATCTACCATTTCTTCATCCAATGATGGGTATAACCCTACATCTGTTTCATCAATCATTGATAACCTGATATCAAAATATTGAAATCCTACTTTATTCGCAATTGATCTCATAATTGCAGACTTGGCATAACCAGGAGGAGATGTTATAAAAAGAACTCCACTTTTGGAATTCATAATTTTAAAATACCTTTTCTCTCTTTCTGATAGAGATTCATACCCTTCTGGAAATCTGTTAGCTGGAGTCAGTGTTACACCTTTACCCATGTTTTTTTCTGTCATAATTAATTCAATTTAATTTTAATTTAATATTTATTATTTAATTGATGTTTTGTTTTTAATACATTACAAAGATACTACTTATTTCTGATATAAAAAAATATTTTTGTACTTATTATTAAAGAATATCATCATATTCTTCATTTTTATTTTTATTTTTTTCTATTGTATTATTAATTAAGTTTTTATCATCTTCTGAATTTTTATCATAAAATGTATCAATAGAATTTTTTAATTATTCATTTACATTTTCTTCATTTTCTTCATCAGTTAATGTTTTTAAATATTCTTGAGCTTTATCATCTTTTATTTTTTTGAAAATAGGAACCAAATAGTCAATGATATATTCAAACCGTTCTGTTTCATTTTTAAATTCCCAATCTTTTACAGATTTTAAATCAACATCATATAATATTGATAATACATCATAATCTTGTATAATATCTGGTATAGTATCGCCATATTCAATTTTTACGATATTTTCAGTATCAATTATAGTATCTTTAAATATTAAAGTTGCAGTATATGAATAATCATTATTATCTGTTAGATATACATTAATTCTATCTTTCTCCAAGGATAATACTTTAATTATACAAACATAAGGTTTATCATTAATTTTTATCCATGTCTCAGGATTAATTAAATTTCCTATTATTTTTTGTAATTCTACCTCAAATGAAAAATCTTGTTTTTCATATTCAATTATACTTTCAAAATACTCTTTTAAAAGTTTAATTAAGTCATTATCATATGCTAATAATGCATCTTTTCTATCCTTAACATCATTCTCTATTTGCTTAGCATATTTATCCCATAATTCTTTCTGATGATCTATATGTTCCTTCTTTTTAGCTTCTTCATAAGCTTCAGGATCTTTCTTATATAAAAGAGAATCTTTTACTTCTAATATTCTATACTCATCTTTTATACTTTCAATAAAATTAGAAAACTCAATATTTTTAATCAATTTATTATTTAATTTACTAGATAATAAATTAACATCAGTTTCTTCTGTGAAATAAATAGCAGGTGCAAATTTTTCAATTTTAATTGAACATTGCTCAATTAATTCCTCAACTATTTTCAATGGAGAAAATTCTAATGAATCTGTATTTAATTCTAACCCATTTTTAATTAAGTAAATGAGACTACCACTTGGCTCAATCGTAGATATAATATGATAATTATATTCTACATCTTGCGTAAATAATGATAATAAATCTTGTTTTTTGCCCATTTTATTTTTTGTTTTTAAATAATAATTTTGTATATATTTTGCTAATATATTCAATATAATCTTTTCCTGATATAATATATGGAATAGTTGTGAATATAGCTGATATAAAAAATACTATTAATATAATAAACCATAATACGCTTTCATATAATCTATATGAGTATTTTTTTAATGCTTTCATGTTTAAAATTTTTTGTTTTTTATAGAGTAATAAACAGAATAAGGAAATATTATCAAATTCATTAAAAATGTACGAATTAAATTGCTAAATTTCTTACCCAAATTACCCATTTTATACGTTCTGTGTAAACAATAAATAGCCCATATTATAGCTAAAATTAAATATATCAGTATATAAATCATGTTTATGTTTTTTGTACTACAAAAGTAATAAAAAAATCTGATATACCATAGTAAAATCAAACTATTTTTTAAAAAAA